CATGGCTGATAGATTTCCATTGATTATTAATTCTACTAGTAGTCAAATTGAAGAAATTCCATCTGGGGACAATCTCAATTTGAGCAATAGCAATATTGTTAATGCAGGGAATATTGCAGCAGTTAACACAACATCAACATCAACTATGTTGTTAACTGGCCTGGCAGCTGATCCACCAGGTGTTGCTGGGCTTATATATTACAACACCACCACAGGTAAATTTCGTGGCTATAACGGAATATCTAATACCTGGACGGATTTAAATTAAATGTCAAGAACGATGCAATATCTAGACTTTGTACCAGGCTAGATATTGTACAATTTTTTTAGTAACACTGGCCCAATCGCCTCTTGTAGGTTGTCTAAAAAGCCTAGCACTAGAGTACCAAGGACTAGAATCTCTGTCTAATAACCAACGCCAGTCTGTGGCAAAAGCATTGAGCATGACCCATACTGGACGACCTAACGCACCTGCCAAATGAGTGATAGCAGTATCTACACTAACAACAACATCTAAGTGCATCATCAAGGCAGCCGTGTCGGCGAAACTGCTAATTGACCCAGGCCAAAGTCTGAGACCAGCGTCTGCTAATGCTTGTGTTTCGTCAGGAGTGGCATCCACTTGTAGACTAATCCATTCATATTCGGGGTGACTCTGAATCATGGACAGCACTTGATCAAACGGCACACCTTTGTGTTGATTGAGCCAGGCGTCTCTGCGACCACTCCAGGAAATTCCCACACGCATTTTGTATTTAGGTCCTAGGCGATCCTGCCACTGTTTCATCAACCCAGGATTGGCGTTCATGTAACTTTGAATCCGGGGCAAGTTATCCAGTGTGACACCAAGTATACCAGGAATACTCATGATAGGAACCCAGTAATCGAAGTCGCCCATGTCATCGCCATAGGCGGCAACTTGTTCTATAATGTCACTGGTGTTTAATAATGGAATCAACCCGTCTGTGACTTGCAGTTTGACCCGGGCACCCATCAGGTGTAGATTGTAAACAAATCTCACAAACTGAATACAATCACCGTGACCTTGCTCACCCACCACAAGAATAGTCTTGTCTTTGAGATCTTCTCCACGCCAGCGTGGTTGACTTAACTTGGGTTCTGTCCCTACTAAATGTTCGTAGTTCCAGCGTGACTCATAGGCAGGCCAACCACGCTGATAGTCGCCACTCAACAAATAGCTCACGGCCAAATTAAAATGTGCTGTCACATTGTTTGGTTCCAACAGTGCAGCATGTTGAAGAAACGGTATGGCACGTTTTGGATGCCCGCATTCACGCATGACATTGCCGTAGTTGTTGAATGCTGCGGCTGAATCAGGATCTTGAATAAATGCCATGGCATAACATTGTAATGCCTGTTCAGGGTGTCCTTCGGCTCTGTGCTGGTTACCAGCATCAATTAACTCAGTAGTGTTCATAAGGGTATTTACGCTCCTGGCGAACACTATTTTACATTTTCGCTAAATACTTGTCAACACAATAAGGTGTTTTATGCGGCGATTTAACCCACCGCGTAGCGACTAGAACTCGCATCGGACTTCTTTAAGGAGAAAACAAAATGGGTCGTCCTCTTAAAATACAAAAAACCTCAACTGGATCAGGCAACGGCGGTGCAAGCGTTGGCGTGGATCTTGGTTTCCCCAATTTTGGGTCACTCACAGCACCTGTGGTCAACACTGCGAACACACTTAATTCAACCGAATATCTGGGTGTGGTAGGCGGAGCAGCTCCAACAGATGCACCTTCGGCAACCAATCCCAGAGTTGAAGTAATCGTAAACATTGCCGCTCCTGATGGATCAGGTATTGGTGTGGCTGCTGGCTACATCATTAGACAAAAAGGCAGCCACAAATATCTAGTGGGCGATGTCACCGGTGTCAACGATGGAAGTTTTGTGGTGGGTCAAGCCTATCAAATCACTTCTGTAGGAACCACCAATTGGACAGCCGCAGGGGCTCCCAGTAACTTTGGCGTAGGCACCATATTCACAGCCACCTCAGTGGGCGGTGCAGGATCGGGCACAGCCAATAGTGTGGGAGTGTGTGTGTTGGCTGACGATGCAACTCCTGCTGCAGGACTAATGGCAATTACTTTTACCACAGGCGATTCAACTGCTACCACAATCAGCAAACTCACCAACAAGTTCTTGCTGGACTGGACCGGCGGTTCAACCTATGCTGACACTTCTGTTGTTGCGGACAAACGCTATGCCACCAACTTCTTCACAGACGAAGGCACAGTGATCAAGTCAGGAACCACAGGTGCAGCCAACACAGGCACTGTGGCCGCAGGCCAACAAAATCTGTTGGATCTGGCCATTGTGGACAACGTCACTTCCTAATTTGTCACCCCCATCAATCCTCTCAGCTACATACTGGGAGGATTTTTTATGGGCCCAGCTTTTGTGTTAGGTAACGGCATAAGCCGTCAACAAATTGATTTGAACTTGCTAAAAACGCTTGGGCGTGTGTACGGCTGTAATGCTATCTATCGAGAGTTTGAACCAGATGTACTGATCAGTTTAGATGCACCTATAAGTGAACGTATTCAGCACGAAGGTTATAGTCGAACCCATACTCATTACACTCGTAAACCTTTGCCAGGTACAGGTGCAATACGTATGGCTCAACAATATTTTGGATATAGTTCTGGTCCAGCGGCAGTGGGGCAAGCAGCATTGGATGGTGCAAGAGCTATCTATTTGATAGGATTTGACATGGGACCAAACCGCACAGGTAGATTCAACAATATCTACGCTGACACAGAATTTTACAAAAAAAGTTCAGCTAATCCCACATTTACTGGCAATTGGGTGCGCCAAATACGACAAGTAGCTAAGGATTTTCCCAAAGTGAGTTTTTTTCGTGTGGTTGGTGACACCACAGCAGATCTGTCAGATCTTCGGGCCATAGCCAACATGGCACACATGCCTATCGCAGACTTTCAGAACCGTATAAATAACACAAAGGAACTCTAAATGTCTATCTACAAGCGTTATGCCAGCAATGTTATTGTTGAATCCATTGGATCGGCTAATACCGTAACATTTCAAAATACCGGCGGCGTTGCTAATGTGATTGTTACTGGTGACTTGACTGTTACCGGTAATGCATCTCTGTCAGGTAACATTTCGGGTGACAAGTTGTTCAACGGTACAACTTCGATTGAAATTCAAACCCCCAACGGGAATGCCAACATCACAGTGGGCGGAACATCAAATGTTGCTGTGTTTACCACTACAGGTTTAAACATCACAGGTGCAGCCAGTGCAACTGGTAACATCACAGGTGCTAATATTAACACTGCTGGCATTGTGTCAGCAACTGGCAATGTCAACGGTGGTAATTTGACAATTGCAACTGGTAATATTGTTTTAACACAAACATCTGGAGCCACAACAGCACAAGTTATTAGATTTACAGATGCCAACACCGCAGTCACAACGCTGGGCGCAAACATTGGTTCCTTTGAATGGGTCACTGCTGATGCCACAGGTCTTGGTGCAAGAACAACTGCTGCACTACGAGCAGTTTATAGCGATACTAACGGCAATGCCAACATTTTGCTACAAACCAATTCAACCACTAGAATTGCTGTGTTAGGCGCAACTGGCAACGTTGGTATTGCTAACGTGGCTCCGCTACACACATTTGCTGTAACTGGAAACAGTTATATTTCAGGCACAGAAGAAGTAATCGGCAACATCACAGGTGGAAACATAATCACCGCAGGCAGGGTAACTGCTACTGGTAATCTGGTATCTGGAGGCAATGTCATAGCCACAGGCTATGCCACAATCACTGGCAACGTCACTGGCGGAAATATCATTAGCGTGGGAGTAATCAGCGGTAGTGCCAGCGGTATTTCAGCTATAGGTAACATTCGTGGTGGCAACATCAACAGCGATGCCCTGGTAAGCGCCACAGGAAATATATATTCTGGTGGGGGCTTTGAAACACAGGGTAATCTAAGTGCCACAGGCTCA